ATATCGTGCCTGGCGCTCTCATAGAAAACAACGTCCCCTGCTGCCGTTTTCCACGCCGATAACGGGTGGAAACAGGGCACGTTACAGTCGCCATCCGCCGCGCATAGGGTTACTACGCATATTGGCGGACTTTGTCCGCATAGAACCCCTACGAAACTTCTTAGCGGCTTTATATTTGTTCATTGGTCTGCGACGCATCATACTTTTTCTCCTTTTGGTGTCACCTAGCACAGTTACATCAAGTAGATCACTGTGCAGGCTCGCCCAGAACGGGCTCGCTAGGTGACGAAACGACCGCCTGAACGGTCTCTTGACGTAGAAGGCCCATTGCCTTCAACTCTTCCCTATTAGCCTCATCTGAGGCAAATTCAACGAAAAGCGCGGGATCATTATCAAACCTCGCCCTTATCTTAGCTGGCAGCTCGAGAAAGGAATCTTGGGCTGACATCACAGCATTAAGGGCAGACTGATAATCAGTAATCCCGCTAAAATCACCATACTGAGGCTGAACGCTACCAACAGGTAGCTGGCCAGTAACATTAAAGCGCTCCAAAATAGTATTAATGTCACACTCAGCGCGGAATTGCTGCTGAGTACGACTAGGCTTAGTAAAAATAAACTTAGAGCGATCGCTATTCTTGTCGCGATCAAAGGTAATTGGATTCTTAACACGGCTCACTTTAATCCTTTCATAACGCCAATAATTGTGTCAATTAATGGCTTTAACTGGCCGTATTCACGGCCAATATTGTCCAAACTATCTATAGCGCTTGCTTCAGCGCTTATAACCTTAGTCTCTTCAACTAACTTCTTCACTGTCTGAGCAATCATACGCTGACGCTCTTGCTCCGTATACGACTGTTGTCGATACAAGTTCTCCTGCGCAGCCAACTGAAAAACCGCCTGACGCAGCCTCTCCCCTTCCGTAGGAATATTCTTAATTTCCTCGCGAATCTTATCTGTAGCAGCTTCAACCTGCTTAACCTGTGTATTTGTCAAACCTGTCTGAGCCTGATATTGGCCAGACTGGGCAGAAGACAACTGAGTCTGATTAAAAGCCTGAACCGCAGGCGTAATAGTGTCAAAAACTTGAGGCATCTGAGCCGTATACATAGCACCACCAGGCGTCGTTGCTCCACCTTTCATAGCAGCTAACATAGGATTAATACCGGCTGCCTTCAAATCAGCAACAGAGCGCTGATATGCCGTATTAGACATCTCACGTTGAAACTCCATCTGTCTAGCGGCAGATTCGGCGGAAGCAGCATTAGCTGCGGCCGCCATCTCCTCTCTAGACCGATTAGCACGCTCACCGCCTACAAAACTAAGTACCGAGCCGCCTATAGCGGCCATCGTCATTGGATCCATTAGAAATGGTCAATCAAACCAGGCACTGAATACAACGGCATTGGCCGTGCCTGACGAACATTAAAAAACGCATCAAGCAGAAACTGTTTCCCGTTTGCTGCTTCTCCAATGGCGACAACACGCTCAACAGGCGGTGTGTCTTCAATAAACTCATCGTTCAATGCAGGCAGAGTCCCAAATTCTTGGGCCAAATGCCAAGCATCCAAAGTACCCGCTGCCGTTGAACGAAAGTAACCAGTAATCTGGCTGGGCTTATAACGATACTCTGCCCAGCGCTCCTGATAACCAAACACTTCGTCATCAGTAGCTGTACCAGTGCAATAAATCTCTTTATTAAGCACTGCCTGCTCACCAAGTGTTGCAAACGCAGGAAAATAAAAATCATAACGTGTAGACCTTGACCACATACGTGGAAGGCCCTGCTGATATGTTAAATCAGCACGAACCGACACTAAACCTATAAGCACCCCGTGCTCAGTAGCATTGTACGTAAATCCGTGATTGTACGCGAGAGCCGTGCCAAAAGCGGCCAAATTGCCTTGCGGACTAGTATCTTCAGCAAGCCCTGTGGCGCTAGTTTGGGCAACGGGATTAATAGATACGGGAGTGCTACCACCACCAAGATATTCAGGGCGCTGCAAACGAGCATCAGGGCTGACAACTCCAAAATGCGAACGGATAATTTCAGTGTAACGAGTACCGCCACGGGCATCCCTTTCTAGCAGCTTCTGAATCTGAAACGACTGCCTTAATTGATTAATAGTCGCAGCTGTAGCAGTAGACAAATCCGCAACCGCGTTAGATAACTCCAAACTTCCGTTAGGATCCAAAGACAAAGTCTGCGAACCACCAGTAGTGCGGAGCGCGCCTGGGGTACCCGTCCAAGTAGAAATTGTACTGTTATCGCTCTGTAAAATATTTGTACCTGACTGATACGCTGTCCACAAAGCACCATTAGACTTACGAACAACATCACCTGTAACAGTTGCATTACCACCTAATGGCAACGTTACAGCCTGGCCTTTCTGAGGCCAAGGCAACGAACTAGTAAAATAATCATGACGCTTACCGCGTCGACGTAAAAAATAATCTGCCGAACTATCCGGACCATCATCAATATCAACGACTGCAGAATCCTGCAAATTCTGATCTCTAAACCACTCATTCCAAATTAAGTTATACGCACGGGTCCAAAAAGCACAATGCGTAACTGTATTGGAACCTGTAATCTGGCCTGCCGTAGGCAGTCCCATATAATCTTGCAGTGAATTCACTGCATAACCGCCTGCCGGACTAGTAGTCTCGGGCACTGCGTAATCTATCGAACTGTCAGGATCTGGGTACCTTTCACCCATAAACTTCTGCCAATTCTCCCAAACCAAACGGTTTGGAACAAAAAAGAAAAACGAATCAAGATGCATGTTATCCATAATTGGAAACAATGGCGTAGCCAACCGGGCAAAAGCCGTCATCTGTAAATTAATCGTATCTCCAGGTAGTACCTCATCCACATAAACTGGTACCAAATACCCTGAATCAAAAGTCGTCTTATATGACTTCTGAGAATCAAACTTAGACCGAGGAATATCAGCTCGCGGAATCATAGCGAACTGATGGACATTTACAGACTTGTTACGATGCATCATCGTTTAGCTCCTAATTGCGGGGCGATCTTTTCAGATCACCCCCCTGTTATTAATCTCGGCTCTTCAGCTGCTTGCCTAATGCTAACAGCTTTGGGGCCTCATGCAAAACAAAACTACCATCAAAATCATCAAACATACCCAACTCAAATAAGTCAAAATCATCGGGATGCGCATATATCTGATTATCTGGCGCATTACGATTGACTTCATCCTGAAAACTACGAATAGCAACTCCAGTAGCAGGTAGAAAAAACGGGCGACCATACGCTTCCGCGGCCCTATCTCTGATAGTACATACTAACATCTTCATAATTCACCTCACGTCAAACTACGTTTAAGCACGGAAAGTCTAGCTTTAGCTACCTTTTCCTTTGCTGCCAATCTCTCAACAGTATTGTCCTCATACTTGTCGCGAGCTCTCTTTTCCCGCTCAAACTCTATCCATTCAAAACTGATAGGGTCTTCGGCCTTGTACTTTTTATCGTAAAAGCGGGGGGGCCGAACCTTACGACCATTAACCACAACAAAGTCATGTGGGTAAACGTCATCCTTAAATTCCTGATACCAATCAAAACCAATACCTGGCTTTAAACTCATCTTATTAAACTCAGGTCTACGCTGGGAAACCTCTCCAGTCTCGGGATCAACCCATTCATAATGTTCGGCTTGTTGCTTACCGTTAATCTTCTTCATTATGTAACGGGCAACGTACGCAGCCGATTGAAAGTTGACCTCTCCGATGGAGGAATAACCAAAAGGCCACAGCTTTTCAAGCTGTTCGGATCTAAAAATTCTACTGCCAACATCCGTCCGCTTCCAAAGCTTCTTATCCGAAAAATCGAAGTTGAAAACGCAGGCATGGAAGTGAGGTCTGCCAAAATTTTCGCCATATTCCCCTGCCATATAAAAACGGATCGGATACTGACCCTCTACGGGGTCAATGCCTCTGTGCGCCTTACGAAGGCGCTTCATGAACTTCTGAAAATGATCATAATGCAAACTCTGGTCACTTGGCAAATTCTCGTCATTGTAGGTTAACGTAATAAAACAATTGTTTGTATACCTACTTGCCTCATGCAAACATCTTATCGCCCACTGGCGAGAGCGCTCAAGACGACATCCTACGCACTGACCGCATGGCAGCGTGAGGCTGCGCACAATATCGTGCCTGGCGCTCTCATAGAAAACAACGTCCCCTGCTGCCGTTTTCCACGCCGATAACGGGTGGAAACAGGGCACGTTACAGTCGCCATCCGCCGCGCATAGGGTTACTACGCATA